TAGTGGTATTTGGCAGAGAAAGCGGCAATGATGCAGGTTGTTTTAGGCACGCAGTTCCTAGGCCAGCGGGACAATGTGGATGTGACCGTAGCCGATGCAAAGGGCATTGCGTTGGATGAACTGGAAAAGATGGTGATGGAGGATGACAAGGAAGGAAGCGATACGGCTACTGAGGGATGAGCCGGTAAAGATAGGCTGGGCTGTTGGCTTTAAGGATTTGAACGTTAAACTGCATAACACATGGATGTGTGAAATGATACGGTCAAAAAGCGACAAGACTTTACAGGCGCACCGAGGCAGTTACAAGACAACCTGCGTGTCTATCTCCCTGGCCTGCCTGATCGTGTTGCTGCCGAACAAAAAAATTATGTTTATGCGCAAAACGGACAGCGACGTGAAAGAGGTCATCCGGCAGGTGCAAAATATACTTATGTCGCCGTATATGCAGGCTGTTTGCGAAGTAATACACGGAAGACCGCTGGCGTTGACTACCGCATCAGCTGTGGAGATCAACACAAATCTTAGCAGCGACGCAAAGGGAACAGTGCAGCTTTACGGCTGTGGTATTTCCGGATCGCTGACCGGTAAGCATTTCGATATTATCTTCACGGACGATATTGTAAATGTTCAGGATCGCATTTCTAAGGCCGAGCGTGACCACACAAAAATCATCTACCAGGAATTGCAGAATATCAAGAACCGGGGCGGTAGGATTTTCAACACAGGCACACCGTGGCACAAAGAAGATTGCTTCACGTTGATGCCAGAAGCGGAACGGTACGACTGCTATCAAACCGGGTTGATCTGCCCGGAGACATTGGCAAAAATCCGGGACAGTATGACCGCTTCCCTATTCGCCGCAAACTACGAACTGCGTCACATTGCTTCGGATGATGTGATATTCCGTGACCCGGTAACTGGTGCTGATCCTGCCCTTGCGGAACAGGGCATTTGCCATGTGGATGCTGCCTATGGCGGCGAGGACTACACAGCGTTTACCATCTGCAAGAAACGCAATGGTAAATACTATGTTTTTGGCAAGATGTGGAGAAAGCACGTAGATGACTGCAAGGAAGACATTATCCGGTATCGGAAAATGTTTAACGCCGGGGTGATTTACTGCGAGAACAACGGCGACAAGGGATATCTTGCAAAGGATTTGCGGCGGCGTGGGGAACGATGCGTGGAGTACCACGAAAATCAGAACAAATTTGAGAAGATTTCCAGCGTGCTGAAGCCTGAATGGAAAAATGTCGTGTTTGTGGATGGAACGGACAAGGCGTACATTAACCAGATTTGCGACTACAACGAAGAAGCCGAGCATGATGATGCACCGGATAGCCTGTCCTGTATCGTCAAACGACTGTGGAGCAAAAAAGAAACTACACTTGACCCGGCAGCTGCTGCATTTTTGTAAGCAACTGAAATTCTAAGTTTTGGAGGGAACGAATGAAGACATATCAGGATTTGCAGGAAGCAATCACGAAAGGAACGCTGGGCGGATTTCTACGTTCGGCGGTTCAGGAGCATCGGGGAAGCAAAGCCTACAAGGACGCTGTGGACGGGATGGCGTACTACAACAAGCACAACATCACCATCGAGAAATTCCAGAAATTCCTCTTCACCCTGTCCGGAAACAAAACGCCGGATATTTGGAGCAGTGACTACCGGCTGAAAACGCTGATGTTCCGGCGGCTTGTGCTGCAAGAAGTTGGCTATATCTGCGCAAACGGTGTGAGCATGGACGAAAAAGAAAAGCTAGGCACTGATTTTGACAACAAGCTTCAGACTGCGGCAAAATTGGCTCTGGCGCAGGGCGTAGCCTTCGGGTACTGGAATTTGGATCATCTGGAAGTATTCTCTTTTGCCGACACTCCCGGAAATCCTGGTTTCGTTCCCCTGCTGGATGAAAAAACGTCGGAGCTGATGGCCGGTATCCGGTATTGGTTCCGGGAAACCGGGAACAAGACACTATTCCGGGCAACGCTATATGAGCTGGATGGCGTGAGCGAGTGGGCGGCGGAAGGCAGCGACGATGCTACCATGATAACGGCGAAGCGGGCATATATCCTGAAAGAGCTAAGGAATGACCTTGGCGTAGTAGATGTCTGCGACGAGAACTACACCCGGCTTCCCATTGCCACGCTTTACGGCAACGACACCCACGAGAGCGAATTGGTGGGTCTGCGTGGCTCCATCGACTGCTACGATTTTATCAAATCTGGATTCGCAAATCAGATTGACGACACCAGCGGCGTATATTGGATTCTGAAAAATACCGGAGCCATGGATGACAAAGACTTAGCACAGTTCGTCCAGCGGATGAAGAGCGTCAAGGCTACTATGGTTGACGGCAGCGACGGCACAGCAGCAGAGGCGCACACCCTAGATGTGCCGGTGGAAGCACGAAAAACAATGCTGGATATTTTGCGGCGTGACCTGTACGAAGATGCACAAATGTTGGATGTATCGGCTTTGTCCGCTGCGGAAAAAACCGCTACGGAGATTTCGGCAGCATATCAGCCGCAGGATAACAAGTGCGCTGATTTCGAGTACTTCTTGATTGATTTTATGCGGCAGATTTGTGCCGTGGCCGGAATCGACGACCCGGAACCGGCGTTCACCTGGAATAAGGTCATCAACCAAGCGGAAATCACAAGCATGGTGCTGTCTGCCGCTGAATATCTGGACGATGAAACGACCCTTCGGCATTTGCCGTGGCTATTGCCGGAGGAAGTGCCGGAGATTCTGAAACGGCGGGACGAGGCGGATTTGAAACGTATGGGCGCAATGCAAGACCAGTTTGCGCAGAGCCAGCAGCAGGAACAGCAGCCGCCGGAGGGTTAACCTATGGCCGATTATGGGCACAAGGAGACGGACAAGCGGCTGTCGGTGATGGAAAAGCGAATTGCAAAGGTCTATGCTGACACTCTGGCAGAAGCTAAAGACAAGCTTTCCGCTGTGCTGGCAGAATTCCGGGAGCTTGACGAAAAGAAAGCGCAGGCCGTTGTGGATGGGAAACTGTCAAAAAAAGCATACACAGCATGGCGGCAAGAGCTGCTAGGCAAAGAAAAGCATTTGCGAGATATGATCGATGTGCTGACCGAGGATTTCACCAACGCCGACAAAATCGCAATGAAAATTGTGAACGGCGAAGCAAAAGACGTTTATGCTCTGAACGCCAACTATGCCGCTTATGATATCGAGAAGAAAGCAAACGCCAATTTGTCATGGACGCTATATGACCATAGCACGGTGGAACGCCTGATCCGGGAAGAGCCGAACCTGCTTCCCCTTCCGTCTGTAGATGTGCCTGTTGATAAGCGGTGGAACCAAAAGCATATCACGGCAGCTATCAACAGGGGCATTCTTCTGGGAGACCCCATCCAGGACATTGCCAAGCGGCTTGTGACTGTGGCAAGCATGGATTTGAACGCCGCTGTGCGCTCTGCCCGGACGGCAACCACGGCGGCGGAATGTGCCGGAAGAATCGACACATACAAGTATGCGCAGTCCATTGGTATCGAGATGCAGCAGGAATGGGTTGCCACCCTGGATGATCGCACCCGCCACGAGCACCGGATACTCGATGGCCAGCGGGTAGACATTGGCGAGGCGTTCGAGGTGGATGGGGCATCGATACGATACCCAGGAGACCCACAAGCACCGGGGTATCTGATTTACAATTGCCGGTGCACGGTTATCGGGGCAATCAAGGGGCTTGAAGATGACGATTCTGACGACCACCGAAAACATATGATTGGGACAACATATGAGGAGTGGAAGGCCGGAAAAGAAGTTGCGAATGGAAATAAGTGGGGAACAACCAACGATGTCCCGCAAATTCCGAAGAAAACAGTTGATATTCTGCAAAGTGATGCTAAAATAACAACAGAGAAGCCCGTGCAATATAAGCAGTTCGAAACAGGTGAAGAGGCTAATAATTTCTTTTACTATGATGGTGAAGAACGAGGGCTGAAAGCAAGGAAAAATAGTGAGCACGGGAAATGGATGAATAGCCTTTCCAAGGATGAACGGGACTGTATCGGGGATTATACCGGAGGTGGATACTACGACCTAAATAGTTACCTAAGAAAAGTTGGAGATTGGCAAGGCATAAATCCTGAAAAAGAGGAATTCTTAGCAAGGAACATCGATTCAGCAATTGTCAATTACAAACTAAAAGATAACATTCGTGTTCAGCGTGGCGTGATGACTGACGTTGTTGACAAATTGGTGGAAGAAAACGACATCCAAAACAGCTTATCCGAACTGATTGGAAAGAAATATGTTGAAAAAGGATATTCAAGCACAACTGTATTGCGAGATAACATGGTTGCAACCGCAAAGCCAGTTATTTTTGATATTGAAATTCCGGCTGGTGTTGGGCGGGGCGCATATATCAATCAGCTTGCCGGGCAATATCAAGACGCAGAATATGAATTTCTGATTAAACGTGGGGCTACATTCACAATTTCTGATGTTGTGGAGGAAGAAAATATGGGCGAATACCGTTATTATATCAAGTTGGTGATGAGCGATGAGTAAATTTGTGGAAAAATTAAAGAAGCGCAATGCAGCACAGGAACAGCGTAGAATCGGAGATATTTACGCCGAGTGTATGCGGAAAGGTTGCAACGAAGATTTTCTTAAAGCATTTGATGGGAGAATATGGTTGTTTCCGGTAGAACAAACCACTGCGTTCCTTGAAAGTGTTAAAAATGGGAGAGATATGGGCAACACTCAAAAGTATTTGATGCAATGGAAAATCTATCTCGAAGTTATCCTTGAAAAGCGCCCAAATCACGACAAAGCATCTGAATGGGAAAAGGCATTGAGTATGCTAAAATAAAGAAAATATTGATTTTTAAATGAACTCAATGCCGAATTTTCTACAAACACGGAGGATAAAAGCCATGGCAAAGGATGATTTTCACGTTATCGCCTATCAAATTCTTTCCTATCTGTATCAGTGTTTGAAACGTGGTGAAATGGTAAGCCCCGCCCTTCTGAGTGCTGAAAGCACCTATTTCAAAGCGAATGGGCAACAACTGAACCAGCGATATTGGGCATACATCATTTACAATCTGCAACGGCTGGGACTGATAGAGGGAGTTGCATTTGATGATATCGACAATATGCCCTACCCGTTTCCTGTTGATCTGGAAGGATGTCTAATCACGCCAGCGGGGATTGAATACCTGACCGACAACGCTTTCCTGCAAAAAGCCAAAGAGTTCTTGAAGGATACCAAGGCAATTGTGCCATTCGTATAAACAAGGGGGAATAACCGATGGCAAAACGGATTCAAAAATCCTCCGGCGGTGGAGACTTTCGTGTGACGATTGATTCGCTCAACCTGACTGACGATGTTACCAGGGAATTGCGGCTGGCTATCCACAGGGCGTTGGTCACAATCGGAATTAAGGTGCAGGGCTGGGCCGTCAAAAATTTGAGCAAGCCATGGAAAGAAGGACAATCTCACGTTGTGACCGGACGCCTGAGAGATAGCATCACATTCTACACGGACGATAATGAGGTTCGCATAGGTACTAATGTGGAATATGCACAATTCGAGGAAGAGGGAACCAGCAAACGCCCTGCCCACCCATTCCTTCGCCCTGCTGTGGAGGAACATATCGGGCAAATTCAGAAAATAGTGGAAAAAGAGCTGAAAGGCGGGTAAATGGAAAGTAAGGAAATTAACATTCTTGGAGCGGATTATACGCTGACGATTACCAGCAAAAGCCAAGATGTTAGGTTGAAAGATGCGGACGGTATCTGCGACGAAACCGTGAAGGAATTGCTTGTGGAGAACTACGCTGATTCTGAAGGTGACCCAACCTGTAAGAAAAATTTAGCGGTTCAAATCCGGAAAAATAAGCGACATGAGATCATCCATGCTTTTCTCTTTGAATCCGGCCTTGCGGAAAATTCCAGCTGGGCACAGAACGAGGAAATGGTGGATTTCTTTGCAATCCAGTTCCCAAAGTTGCTGGAAACATTCAAAGCGTCGGACGCACTGTAATACATAATCCCCTTCCCTACCCCGTAGCGGTTATCCGCTGCGGGGTTTTTCTTTTTGAAATAATCGAACAAACGAATGAAAAATGTGTATCACGGCCTACTTTTTGTGCTACGGTAAAAATATCAAAGGGAAAAGGACTTCCCCCGAAGAAAAGGAGATATTGTCATGGCATTAACTCGCAGACTTTTGAAGGGCATGGGGCTGACCGATGAACAGGTTGACACCATCATTGAAGCACACACCGACACCGTGGACGGCCTGAAAGACCAAATCGCCACCTACAAGGCGGACGCTGAAAAGCTACCTGATATCCAGAAGGAATTGGACGACCTGAAAAAGGAGGATGCTGACGGCGGATACAAGGCCAAGTATGAGAAGGAGCACAAGGACTTCCAGGACTACAAGACCGGAATCGAAGCCAAAGAGAGCGCAGCTGCCAAAGAAAAGGCGGCAAGAGCGTATTTCCAGGGCAAGGGCATTCCCGCAGAGAGCATGGCTCTGGTGATCCGGGGAGCAAAGGCTGAAATTGACGGCCTGACGCTGGATGGAGAAACCATCAAGGACACCGCTGCTCTGGACGGACTGCTTTCCGGCGACTACAAGGGGCTGGTTGGGAAAGTCAAAAAGAACGGAACCCAGACCCAGACGCCTCCCGATACCACGGATGGAGTAAAGAGCCGGGCTGAAATCTACAAGAAGGATGATAAAGGCCGGTATCTGCTGTCTACCGCAGAGCGGCAGGCTGCGCTTGCACAGAGCTTAGCAAGCGAAAATGAATAAAATCGAAAGGAGCTGTTGAAATGGCAGCAAAAACGAACGTAACTACAACTGCGCAGTACACGACTACCGCCCGTGAGGTGGATTTCGTGACCCGGTTCAACGACAACTGGGATGCACTGCGCACGATCCTGGGCATTATGCGGCCTATCCGCAAAGCCCCCGGCACTAAGCTGGTATCCTATAAGGCTGAGGTGGACGGCGGTCTGAAGGGCGGTTCCACCGTGGCGGAAGGCGACGAGATTCCCTTCACCAAAATGAAGGTTGCCCCTGTTGCCTATGGCGACATTGAGGTATCCAAGTATGCAAAGAGCGTAACCATTGAGAGTGTTGCCAAGTACGGCGCAGCGGTTGCCGTGGAAAAGACGGATGACGCTTTCCTGGTTGCCCTTCAGAACAAAATTCTGGGCGACTTCTATACCTTCCTGGCTACCGGTTCCCTGGAACTGACCCCCAAGACCTGGCAGCAGGCACTTGCACAGGCAAAGGGAAAAGTGCTGGCCAAGTTCATGGGCATGGACAAGGACGTGACCGAGGTCGTAGGCTTTGCAAACATCATGGATTTCTACGACTATCTGGGCGATAAGGAAATTACCACCCAGACCATGTTTGGCCTGACCTATGTCCAGAACTTCCTAGGCTATAGCACCCTGTTCCTGCTGCCCGACAAGTATGTGGCAGCTGGTAAGGTCATTGCTACCCCTGTGGAAAACATTGACCTGTATAATGTACAATTATATAGCAACGAGTTAGGAAAAATAAAGAAACATAGCTATTCCCTAGTGGAAAGCCCGCTACCATGTTGCTAGAAGTTGTCGGCTGTTTGTAGCCGTTGGCGCACGTTTTGCGCCAAACGTGCGCCAGAATCGGAGGCTAAACATGGTAAAAAATATCGGTGGGAATCTGTGGTATTGTTGCCCGAAGTGTGGGCAGAAAATCCACCCCGTTGCCCCTGGTGCTATCTGTTCCGGTGTGTTTGTACAATGTCGAAAATGCGGATGGTCTGGGGAAATGGAAATAAAACGGAAAGGGGCTTAATTATGGCAAGTATACGGAAGATGCAGCACAAGGACGGCGTAGCATACAAAATCACCGTTTCCATGGGTTGCGACCCAAAAGGAAAACAGATCAGGCATTACAAAACCTGGAAGCCGCCCACGGGAATGACCGCCCAGCAAGCGGCCAAAAAAGCAAAACAGGTTGCGGCAGACTTTGAACGTGAACTTGAGTATGGTTTTCAAGTTGACAACAACCAAACTTTTGCAGAATATGCCGCCTATGTTGTTGACCTGAAAAAGCAGGAGGGCGAAACAATAAATACAATGGCTTGTTACAAGCTGCTATTGAGCCATGTCCTCCCCACCCTGGGCAACAAGAAAATCCGGGATATACGCCCGCAACACCTAAACACCCTTTACAAAGAGCTGATGCAGCCGGGAAGCCGACACACAAGAGATCAAGCGACGCCGATAATTGACTTTCGGCAGCTTGTGGCGGATCGTGGGCAGAGCTGTGAATCTTTTGCCCGTGACTGTGGGCTTTCCGTCTACACAGTGAAAAAGATTTGTCACGGGGAGTATATCAGTCACGACAGCGCAAAAAAGGTTTCTGCGGCCCTGGGTGAGCCTGTGAGCCTGTATTTCAGCGTTAAAGAAGAACAGGCCACGCTTTCCCCAAAGACGATACAGCGAATACACAGTTTCTTGCACGTTATATTTCGGCAAGCAGAGCTTGATATGCTTATCACAGTCAATCCCGCCGACCGTGTAAGACCGCCCAGAGCCGAACGGCACACGCCGAACTATTTTCAGCCGGAGCAGATCGCCGCAATTCTGGAAGCCATGGAAACAGAGCCTATCATGTGGCGGACAATGGTATATTTATTCATTGTTTCCGGTGCAAGACGTGGGGAAATACTGGGCTTGAAATGGGACAAGGTGGACTTTGAGCAAAAGCAAATCAAGATAGACTGTACTTTATCCTACACATCCGGCAGCGGGAAATATGAGGGGCCAACAAAAACCGGCAATGTCCGATATGTCCCATTGCCTGACGAAGCCTTTACCATACTGCGGAAGTACAGGATTTATCAACTTGAACAGCGTTTACTATACGGTGACCAATGGAAAGAAAGCCCTTATGTGTTTACGGGAAATCGTGGCGGGCCGCTTATGCCGTCCTCCGTGAATGTTTGGTTGCTCAAATTTTCAGATCGGCACGGCCTCCCACATATCAACCCCCACAGCTTCCGGCATAGTGCTGCAAGTATCATGATTGCAAACGGTGTTGATATTGTTTCCGTGTCGAAGATGCTAGGCCATTCCACAACCACAACAACAATGGAGATTTACGCCCACGCCATAGAGGACAAAAAGAGGGCCGCTGCGGAATGTATAGCAGATTCTATTTTGAGAAAAAAAGCACAATTTTAGTGATTTTCGCTTGCATTATTCACTAATTAGTGATATAATAAACTCGTAATTTAATGAAGTAGCAAGCAACGAGAAATTTTTGCTTGCGTGAGCCTATGAGCCTATCCCCCGCACATGGTAACAGTGTGTTGGGTGATAGGCTCTTTTTATTTTTTCAACCATGAAAGGAGAAAAACAGCATGAGACGTATTCGCACAATTCCAGGAGCAGCCGCAGAGATGAAAGAGAAAGACCCTAACACCATCGTAACGGAATGGGTTTTGCGGCGGTGGATTAAGCAGGGGCTTATTCCTACCGTTCCCGTTCCTACAAGGGTTGTATATATCGACATGGATAAGTTGGAAGCGTTTCTTGACGGCCAGGCCGTCACCGACTGACCGCCACCCACAGAAAGGACGGGAGAGCATGACACAGAAGGAGCGAATATTACGACATCTGGAAAGCGGCTACACGCTGACACAGGCCGAAGCTTTCACGGAATACGGAATAGGGCGGCTGTCCTCCCGTATCTGTGAATTGCGAAAGTTGGGGTATTCTATCAAAGGCGAGTTCGTCACACAGAAAAACCGGTATGGGGAGCCTGTTTCTTTTGTCCGGTATTCCATGGATGACAGCGGGAAGGACGTTTGACAATGGCAAAAAAAGAAAGCCGTCCGGCGTGGTTTAAGTTGTTCCGCCACCAAAAAGCCTTGATTGACAGTGTTCCGGATGAATCAGCCGGAAAGGCAATCAAAGCAGTATTTCAGTACTTTGAGAACGGGGAAGTTCCTATGCTGTCTCCCCTTGAATTTGCGGCTTTTTCGGCGTTGATGCCGTATATCAGCGAAAGCGAAAGAAGGTTTGAAAATGGCTGAACGAAGAATGTTCGCAAAGTCCATTATTGGGAGTGATAGCTTCTTAGATATGCCCGCCACATCACAGTTATTGTATTTTCATTTGGGAATGCGTGCCGATGATGACGGTTTTGTAGGTAGCCCCCGCTCTATTATGCGCATGATTGGAGCAGGAATAGACGATTTAAATTTACTGTGCGCCAAGGAATATATAATCCCATTCAAAGAAGGAATAGTACTCATTTCACATTGGTGTTTGAACAATTACATTCAGAAAGACCGATACCACGAAACAATATATACAGATCAAAAGGCTACAGTAGCCAAAGGGGAAAACGGAGTGTATACACAATGTATACATAGCGGATACAAATTGGATACTCAGTCTAGGCTAGGTAAGTCTAGGTTAGGGGGTAGCCCCTTAAAGGGCTACCCCACCAATACAGAAGAATGTAATGATAATAATAGGGGAGCCGCCTCCAAGGGCGGCCCCCCTACCCGGTACTACTTTGACGATGCCGGAAATCTTGTTGACAGGGGGGATAATTGGTTATGAACCCAGAGCAATACCTTTGTGGGGCTATCCTGATTTCCGGAGACGCAGTAATGAAAGCCATTCGGGGCATTGTCACACCTGATTGTTTCCAGCTGGAAGCCTACCGGGCTATCTTCACAGCTGCGCTGTGTCTTTTGGAAGACGGAACACCCATTGACCCGGTTTCTATTGTCGCCACAGCGAAGCGGCAAGGCGTGGGGCTTTCAAACAAGCTTCTTTTGGAGCTGATGGAAATTGTACCGACTGCGGCGAATTGTGTTGACTATGCCCACCGTGTAGCGGAGGATGCCCGGAAACGGCGAATTAAAGCCCTAACCGAGAGAATACAAGCCGATGAGATTTCTACCTCTGACGAGCTTCTAGCTGCCTTACAACGGGAGGCGCAAGCCATCCAGGCGAGCAATTACCAGCGGGGGCTATTGTCCCCCGTGGATACGCTGAGGCGGTTCATGGACTACGTTGTGAAAGCCGGAGAGAAGCGAGACAATTTCATTTCCACAGGTTTTCCGAGGTTAGACGGCATTCTGGGCGGCGGCTTTATCCGTGGCGGTCTGTACATATTGGGCGCACGCCCCGCCGTTGGTAAATCCACATTTGCCCTGAATTTGGCCGATGGTATAGCCGGGAATCTGCTTTTCGTGTCTCTGGAAATGTCCCCAGAGCAGATTTTGGCAAAGCGTGTTTCCCACCTTACTGGCTACACCGCCTCAAAGCTGTTATCCGGGCAACTACCGGACAAAGCGTGGGAGGCCGTAGCAATTGCCACAACGTCCATCGACAAAAGCGGCGTATATATCAATTCCCGGTATGACTTGACTGTTCAGGAAATTCACCTACTGGCTCAGAGTGTGCCGGAACTGCGGTGTATCATCCTGGACTATTTGGGACTGATTCAGCCCGCCACCCGGAGCGGTTCGACCTATGAGCAGGTATCAGCTATCAGCAGGGAGTTAAAACGCATGGCGGTTTCACTAAATGTTCCGGTTGTCTGCCTTTGTCAACTTTCACGGAAGATCGAGGAGCGCAAAGACAAAAAGCCGATGCTTTCCGACCTGCGGGACAGTGGAGCAATTGAACAGGATGCGGACGGCGTTCTCTTTCTGTATCGGGAGGACTACTACACCGGAAGCCCCGCCGATGGTTTTCCCTCCACCGTGGAACTGACCGTAGCAAAAAACCGCCACGGCAAAACCGGCGAGGATCAGTTCAATTTCTGGTTATCCTCAAGCGCATTCCGTGAGGTTATACCATGAAGCGGCAAAAACGGAAACGCCGGAACATGTGGAGGCAGTACGAAGCAGAAAAGAAAGCACTGGCCGCCCGGGGGATGACCCCGGCGGCCTATGAAAAAGCATTGCGGGAGCTTGCTAAGAAGCTAAAGCTATAACCGCCACAAGGAGGAATAAAATCATGTCAATTGCCGCTATCGTATTATCTGTCATTTCCCTTGTTCTGGGCGGTGTGAATCTGCTACTTATGGTTCTGATGTGCGCCGCCTGGAATGATTTCAAAGAAAATTGGGAACGGCTGAAAGAGCAAGTCGAGCCAGCAGAAAAAACAGTCTCCCCCGCTGCCCGTCTGGCATGTGTCGGTTCATTTGCTACAGAAGCGGAAGACACAAAACAACGTTGGCGAAACTATTCCGCCCTGAATGGATGCTTGAAAGTCATGGAGGCGGTTGGCGTGACCTACGAGGAAGCCCAAACGATTCCCGCCCAGCTTGAAAAAGCAATTGCCTTTGGGAGCGCCCAGAACCTCCACAACACCGCTTTTAAGGCATTTAAGATATCCAAGGAGCCGGACGGGATAGGCGGCTATAAAGACGAACCGAAGGGCTACAGCAGCTTTACCGCATACGGGAACTGAAAAGTCAGAATCGGGACAGCAGACGAATACCGAGAATACACAGTACGGCCGTAAGCCCAGCAACAGGGCGCAGAGCCGACAACTAGGAAAGGATTGATTCATATATGATTGAAATGAGTGAAGCCGCCAGAGAGGCACGGAGGGCCTATAACAGAGCATACCAGCAGAAGAACCGGGAACGGCTGCGGGAATACCAACGGAAATGGAAAGCCGAACACCGGGACAAAGTCAACGCTAGCCAGCGCAAAAGGGCCGGAGAGTATGAAGCCCGGAAATGGGAGAAAAAAGCCGCCCAGCTGGTAGCAGCACAGCAGAAGCTAGAGGACGCTACACCATGACCGTGGCGAGTTGAAGCGGAAGAAAGCGGAAATAAGCGGAAGAAATGGAGGTGATGACCTTTGAACCCACGGAAAGAAAAAGCCCTTAGAGCCTTGCTTACATCTCCAACAAAGAAAGCAGCAGCGGAAGCCGCCGGAATCAGTGAGCGAACATTACGGGAGTATTTGCAACAAGAGGACTTCCAAGAGGCGTACAGGGCAGCAATGGCCGACCTTGTAGACGATGCTACCCAGAAAGCAAAAGCAGCTCTAGCCCCCGCCCTTGCCGTCCTGGACGGTATAGCAAACGACCCGGAAGCAGCAGACACGAGCAGGATAGCCGCAAGCCGTGGCGTTCTGGAATACGGTTTGCGGCTGATAGAAACCACGGATATTATAAAACGCCTGGAAGCTTTGGAGGGGAACAATGAAAAATAAGTTGGAAATCGTTCGGCGGCTGGAAAAGCTAGAAGAAATTCGCAATGCTCCCAGCAAGCAGGATCAACGGGAAGTGCTGGAAAAGATCGAGCGGTCTATCGCAGAAGCCGGAGATTATGCGGAACGTCCGGAAAACAAGGCACTTGAGGCAGAGCTTTCCCGTCAGTGGCTTGAATATGTCAGAGAGCCACGGGAACCCCCTAAAGACTGGCTTGATTCACAAATGAAATTCTGGTTGTGGCGGGTCAAAAAGGGATATCTTTCCCCGGAGAACTTGGCAAAGCTTGCCGGACATGAAAACCGAACATGCAGGCAGCTGAATGAACTTGTTGGGAAAAAGAACGCTACTCTTCCCGATACCCCCTACCCGGAATTTCCGGAGTATGACAGCACAGAAGAACACGAACTTGATTATGAGTTCGTATTTCTACCCAGTGAAAGCAGGTGAACCGCAACGAAAAAGAATGAACCTGATGTGTTGATCGTCTCCGTTCGTCACGCCACATTCCGGGACGCTGACGAGATTTTGAGCCGATGGAACCCTAAGCAACAAGGCTATGTGTTTCACATTTTCAGCGAAAACATTTATGCGCAAGATTACTTGCAGAAAAAATATTTACCGGAGGAAATAAACAAATGAGCAAATGGAATAGTTATGCAAAAAAACTGGATGATGCTTTTCGACAGGCACAGCAGGCCTATGAATCTGAGCTTGCAAAACTGAGAGCCGCACAGAAAGCAAGAGACGAAGCCTTTTCGTGGTCTGCTGATGCAGGTATCGGAGAAGCTTCCATTGTGAAACAGGCAAAGCAGCAAGCCGCCGTTGTATCCCTAGAGGCGGCAAAGCGTTCTTTTTCCAAGGAAGCCCGCCGGATTGTTGACGGATACAAAGACAGCGTTAATAACCTCAAAACGGAGTTCAAGCAATCTTTGGATGCTGCGAACCTGGTAGACCCGGCAGCGATTGACAACAACGCTATTGCCCTTCTGAACAGCGGCATTATGAACGCCGCCGATTATAAGCATATGCTGGAACAGTTCAAAGACAATTACACTATGCGGCGCATGATTGGGCAGATTGCAAAGATTGCCGCAGACAATAAAAAGGATGACAGAGCAGAAAATGCCGCACTTCTTGCCGTGTACAATGACGCAGGGCGGGAGAGTTACGGCTTAAAAGAACAGTTTTCAGCCTTGGCTGAAGCGTCCGTTCGCTATATGGGTTCATCCGCCCCAGATCGTCCGGAATTTTGCATGAATATGCAAGCTCACTGGGACGATGGGGACATTCGGGAAGCTATTGATAGCTTCTAAGAGAAGCTTACAAATTACAGGAGGTGAAATAATACGGATTTATTCGACCTTTTTATAACAATATCCATTCAAGATGAAGCGTCAACGGAAATAAAGAAAATCACAAAAAGCCTAGATAAAGCAATTGCTTCTTTTGGGGAAGTATCCGAGAAGGGCGGGAAAGGCTTTGAAGACCTGAACAAGAAGGTAAAGGAGACTTCCGAGCAGGTCAAAAAAGCGTCAGAACAGGCAGGAAAGGCCGCTAAAACTGCAAAAAAGGTTTCTGAGCAGGGCGAGAAAATCGGTGAAAAGATTTCTGAGGGTTCAAAGGAAGGCAAAGAGGCCTTGGAGAAACTAGGTCAGTCCGGCGCAAAGACCGCCGGACTGCTGGAAGCCAATTTTAAAAAAGTTGCCGCCGCCGTTGGTGCGGCCTTTACGGTAAAAACAGCCATTAGTTTTATGGTTTCTAGCCTGAACACCGCCGCCGATGCAGAAACATCTTTCGCAAAAGTGCAAACATTGCTTTCTAGTGATACTGACGTAAAAGCCTACTATGAGAGTGTGCGGAAGGGTGCGCAGGAAGCCGGAATGTCTCTCACTGAGTATACAGATGCCCTATATCAGTCTCTTTCTGCTTCTGTAGATCAGGGAAATGCTATCAATTTCACAACAGAATCTGCAATGCTTGCCCGTGGCGGCTATATGGATTTGACAACGGCAGTTGACGTTCTGACCACAATTCAAAACGCCTACGGCCTGAGTACAAAACAAACGTCCAGAATCGCCGATAAGCTGATAACCACTCAGAATCTTGGAAAGGTTACAGTCGGACAGCTTTCCAACGTTCTAGGCCGTTCCATCCCTGTAGCAAATTCTTACAACATAAGCCTTGAGGAACTGCTTGCTTCCTATGCCGCTTTAACCAAAAATGGAAACGGAGCGGAAGAAACTACCACGCTTCTTAACGCTACATTCAATGAATTAGGAAAATATGGCACAACCGCCGCCACCATCCTGAAAGAAAAGACCGGAAAGAGCTTTTCTCAGCTTATCGCTTCCGGTACTTCTCTGGTTGACGTGATTGGCATTTTGCAGGATACCGCCAAACAAGCCGGGCTTGCAATTGGTGACGTGTTCGGAAGTGCCGAAGCTTCCCGGGGTGCGAAGCTGATTCTAGCCAATGCGAAGGACATTACAAGTGCTATGACAGCTATGGGCGATTCCATGGGAGCCGCCGCAGAGGCGAACGCCACCATGCTAAACACCTATAACGAGCAGCTGAAAACGCTAAAGGCAAATTGGGAAATGCTCAAGGAGACAATCGGAAAAGGCGTTGTTCCCACCGCCACCAAAGCAGTCGTACAGTTGAACGACGTTTTGACCGGCCAGGCATACGGAAAGCGACAATACGGCGTTTTTGACGGAATGGCAGAATCCGCCGAAGAGGCTACCGCAAAGGCGGAACAGTTCAAGGCTGTCATGGATGACCTGAATGACCAATATTCCGGGGACAATGCCGGAATGATATGGTCAAAGGAAGATACCCAGGCATTCAACAACGCCAAGATGAACTATGAGGGCTATATCAAGCTTGCCGAGGAACTCACGCAGGCGAATGCTGAAATGGGAGAATCCGGCGTAGATGCCGCAAACCTACTTTCAAACGCAACAAATGAGTATGTCGGCTCTATGCAGACGGTGCTAGATCAATACCAGGCCACTTATGAAGCCACCCTTGCCAATATTGACAAGTGGTTTTCTCCCTTTGAGAAGGTGTCGAAGCAGCAGAAACACACCTTCGATGAAATGAAAACCGGCTTACAGTCTCAGATAGATTTCTACGGGAATTTCAATGACACGATCCAAACGCTAACAGATTCAGGGCTAGGCAGTATGTCGAAAATGTTTGTTGACATGGGGCCGGAGGGTATCTCATGGGCAAACTCGATTGTGGAAGCACTGGACAAAGCGGGCGGCGCAACTTCCGAGAAGGGGCAAGGAATCATTCAAGACTTGATTGATATGCAGGATCAATTGACGCAGAGTAAAGAAGCACTCAGCGGGTCAGTTTCTGAAGCGGCGGAGGGAACCATTGAGAAAATTCAGCAGATCACAGAAAACTATATGGAGAACATAAGCAAGTGGGACAAGTCCACAGAGGCGCAAGAAAATGCTATATCTACTATTTCCTCTTTTGTGGCGGGTCTCACAAGCAGCCAGGGAGATATTATGGCAGCAGCGGGAGACATCGGAACGAAGATCACGCAAGCCATTCAAGGACATGTCGGAGATATTCACACAACTGTTTACGCTGATATTGTCATGTCTGGGCAAGGAAGAGCTATCGGTCTGAATTATGTACCATACAACGGTATGCCCGCAACGCTCCACAGGGGCGAGGCCATTTTGAATGCCCCGGAGGCCGAGGAATGGCGCAAGGGCAAGAGCCGGGGAAATAGTCACGGTATTGTCATCAACCAGACAATTCAGGCCGTGCCACAGACCCCTATCCAGCTGGCAGCGGCAACACAGGCAATGTTTGAGCAAGCGAGGTGGTCAATTTGATGAGCCTTTTCAGTGAAAATCTTTATGTCCAAGACTACTTGTGTCAAAAATATTTACCCGAAGGAAAAGGAGAGTAAACAATGAGCATTGCAACGTATTTACTTGCGAAAGTCATTATTGCCGGTGTTGTCGTTACGGCTTCAATCGTGGTTCTCGTCCGGGAAATTATCAACACACTCTGACAAGCTCCACAGCCCCGCCGCACGGCGAAGAACAGTCCAGGCGGAGAAAAAACCCAGGCACAGAAAAAAGGCCGCTGCGAGGAACAGCAGAGGCCACCGGCAAAGAACCGCCGGGAATATCAAGATTGGAGTTGAAGCAATGTCACGCTACCGTTATTGGTGGTATGACTATGTAAAGAAAGCCGTAATTCACAGCATAAGCAGCACAGAAGCCCCTCAGAGCGTCCAGGAAGCAACAGCGAAATTCGCCGTAAAGAAAGCTCTCACAGAAATGGAGAAACTGCACAGAGGCACGGAACGCCTGCAATTAGTTGATATCGTATATCAACAGAGAAAACAAAACGTTCCCGGTGCTGCAATGTCCCTATTCATTTCTGAGGGAACCGCCCGTGACTGGAACCGGCAATTTATTTATCGTGTTGCGGAATATATGGGCTTCCTGTAGCCCAACACCGTCACCAGCTACACCCCCGGGCCATAAAGTCCGGGGGTGCTTTTGGTATCTATACTGTGAATATTTGCAAGGAAAGATTCATTTTTCTTCAAATTACCAGCAAGTCAATCTGAAGTTTTCTGAGGTAGTTTGACCGGCTCCACACGTTTTGAAATTCTAGTTTTTTCTAGTAGTTTGACCATAAACATTTTCAGAAAAGTGGTGAGATTGTGTCAAAATTAACGGCAAAGCAGCAAAGATTTGTTGATGAATATTTGATTGATTTGAACGCCGCCCAGGCCGCAATCAGAGCCGGGTATGCAGCAGAAAACGCTGAGCAAGTCGGCTACAAACTGGTTCATAAAAGTTCAGTTTCAAATTCGATATCTCAAGCTATGGCGCACCGTTCCCGCCGTACCGGAATCACCCAAGACAGAGTACTCCGAGAGCTTGCAAAAGTTGCTTTTGTCAACGCAAACGATGTTATTGACCCTGACAGCGCAAGAACAAGGAAGCCAGAACTTATCAAAACTTATGGTTTCCAACTTCAGAACCTCCATTGTGACGGGCCTATGGGCAGGATCAGCGGCAGGAAGCGGCAACGCACCGCCACACAGCCCCATAGAATTCATTCTACGCCGTCAGGAACGGCACAGCGCAAAGGGAAAGCAAGAAGCCACACCCAGGAGTATATAAACACACACCAAAAAAGAAAGCCTGTTAAAACCTACGCTACAGCCCCACAGGAGACACCAGCCAAAGCACCAGCAAAAGCCACCAGCGGCAGGGCGGGCCGGTGCTGCTCTATCCCTGGTTTCCAATATTAGGTTTTATTAGGTTTTTCAATTTCAGGTTTTTTCAGGTTTTGCCAAGTTCTGCAAATGAGCAAGGGGCACAGAACTTAGTAAAACTTAGTATTTCCAATGCCATAAACCAAGTTTTAAACGGTCACATAAGAACCGCCCCCAGTAGCACCGGAGGCGGTCGAAAAATTATTTCACAGGTGTTAGGGTATATGTGGAGAACTCGACAACCGGCGTTTCTCCCTTTCTCATTTCCTCCACATTCGCAACGTCAAAACTTTCACTTCCGTCTGCATATTCTGGGCGGCTATACACAAGAACATCATGTAAATAATACTCGTCATGCTGCTGTCTCATAAGCTTGTCAAAGCTTGCTATAAGCTCTTTTTCCGTCATGTTTTCTTTGTCTGAATACACCCGGTATAGAATACACTTTTGCCCATCTCGGATGTATTCATCACTGGAAACAATATGAAAATCTGCAATCCCCATATCGACAACACCCCGAATAAAAAACCATGCGGCAACAATTAAGCAAACAATACGGATAGCTTTTGTTACGCTTTTCATTGTATCACGCCCCTATTTAATATTATCATATGCTATAGCCGCCAACAATGCAACAACATAAATGATACAATCAGATTACAAAATACTACAACTTGCAAAAGAACCGCCCCCGGCCATTCAAGCCGGGGGCTTCTGCTATTCGGTGGTGTTGTCTGCTGCGAGCTGCGGCGGCTCTTCCTGGGCTAAACGATTGTCAATAGCTTTCTTGATATACTGATTCATCGTTTCACCGTGGCGGGCCGCTGCGGCCTTGATTGTGTCTTTCTTTCCCTTTTCCAGGGCTACGGAAATTCTGTCAAGGTTTGCAGCGTCCCACTTTTGAGCGCTTTTCTTTTGTGCATCTGATACCGGCATTGTGTCACCCCTTTCTGTGCGGGATTGTGGCCGGGGCTGCACTAAATGTGCGCCCCTCTCCCACCATCCGCATTATAGCACATAATGTATATACTTATCAAGTAGAAAAATAGACAATAAATATACTTAATAATTAGATATTATGTCAATAGACAATATACTTAATAAGTAGTATAATAATGCCATCACAGAGAGGGAGACACCCCCAGGAGGTAACACCATGAAAGAGATCAACGCCATCCGCTCCACCGTCTGCAAGAAAGCCGCTGCCTATATCAAGTCCGGCATGAATCGGGGAGCCGCTTTCCGGAAAGCCTGGGCTGAGACCGCCACCAAGGCCGCCGAATTGAAGCAGGGCGACATGATCGAGATTGTCACCTACTCCACACTCTGGATGAAGAACATCACCGTTCCCGCCCGTGTGATGGACGTTACCCGGTTCGGCTCCAACGTCTCCGTTATGGTCATGGCGAAGGAGTATTGCAAGCAGACCGTTCAAGATGTATTTCTTCCCGCCGCTTCCCTGGTTCGGAAGATTGCATAAATAACCACAGTATTCAAAACTTTTAGGAGGTTTTCACAATGAGCATCAACGAAATGGATGTCAAGGTAAACGAGCTGCGGGAACTGCGCCGCATGGCTGACGAGCTGGCCGGGGAGATCACCGCCATCGAGGACGAGATCAAAGCCCAGATGACCGCCACCGATACGGACGAGTTGCACGGCCCCACGTTCAAAATCACCTGGAAAGCTGTCACCAGTAGCCGCCTGGACAGCAAGGCCCTGAAAGCCGATGCCCCGGGCCTGTATGCCCAGTATTGCAAGCCCACCACTTCCCGGCGGTTCTGCCTGGTGTAAAAAAAGAAAGCCCCCGTGAGACCCGCCACAGGCCCCACGGGGAAAACGGAAGAGAATGTATGACTAGAAAGGAAAGTCAAACATTTCACAGCATTCACATTATACCCGACTTGACCGGAGATGTCAAGAGAAAGGAATAGATTATGCACACCAATTACACAGACGCTTCTAGCCTTGCCCAGGATATTAGTATTGAACTTGATAACTTGAAAGACCTTGTTTACGTTCTGTGGGAGTTCTCGGACGAAGAACGCAGAGGCCTAAGCGAAAGTAAAACCATTATACCTTTTCTTTCCCGCTATCACCTGCAAGAATCATTGCAAGACGCTATTTCTACTTACGTTAACAATATCGCCCAGAACGTTGAAAATTTGTCTGAAATGCTTATGAAGCTTGACCGCCAGACGGAGAAGGAAGAATAATACTCCCTTATTTCTCCCCTTGTGTGGCGGGTCAAACCGCCACACAAGACACACGAAAAAATCAAAATGCGCCTGCAAATGCGCCAAACAGTAAATGCTTGTACATTTTTGCTTGACAAACGGCTCATTTTGTTTGCTCTTACGGATTTTTATAAAACTTTTTTGTTCAAAATAACAGTTGACAACATTCACCTGTACTATGTTGATCCGAGCGACAGCGACTTCGCAAAGCTGGGTCTGAACTACACCGTGAAGGGTGAAACCAACCTGATCGGCGTGCATGTCGAGGGCGACTATAGCCGTGCAACCGGCGATATGTATGCCATCATGGGCATGAAGCTGTGGGCGGAATACCTGGATGGCATTGCGGTCGCCACCGTTACGCCGGGGGGTTAAAAGCGGCACTGGCAGCTGACACCGCACCGGAAACCGTAGACTTTGACGGCATGACGAAAGCACAGCTTTTGGATTATGCCAAGGAACACGGTATTGCCGGGGTCAGTGCCGCAATGAACAAAGCGGACATTCTGACCGCTGTTAAGGGTCAGTGAAAGGAGGGGGAAACATGGGGCAGACAACGCCCGTAAGTCTATACGAGCTGCTTGTGTACCTGCGGAATTTCTTTCCCGGTGAGAAGTGGCAGTTTTTCGGCGAGGATATCACGGAGAAGCGTCTGCTCCTCCCCGGCCTGGAAAACGGAGACTATTACCTGATTGAAGGAAGCCGCCGAAACAACGGTATCCATGTATACGGGAACTCGGATTTGCGTAACGAGACCTACAGCGGTATCGTTACCGAGCTTTGCATTCCTGCGGAGCTGCTGATTCTGCTGGATGAAATTAACGCCTGGCAGGAGAAACACGCTGAGGCTCTGCAAAGCCCGTATCAGAGCGAATCGTTCGGTGGGTATTCGTACACCAAAGCAAGCGGAAATGGCAGCACAGGGGAAAGCATAAGCTGGAAGACAGTTTTTGCGCCACGCTTGCGGATGTGGAGGAAAATATGAGTATGCTTGATAATTTCTTGCAGGACGAATGCGTCCTGATGGAGGTTAAGCGCACACCGGATGGGGCAGGCGGCTGGATTTCGGAATGGACGGAAGGGGTGGCGTTTCACGCCGCAATTATCCTAGACACGTCCATGCAGAGCCGGATTGCCGAAAAGGAGGGCGTTACCAATGTGTACACCGTCACCACCAGAAGGAACACCCCCCTTTCCTTCCACGATGTTTTCAAGCGGCTATCGGACGGCGCAATTTTCCGGGCAACCAGCAACGGAGCGGATAAGCAGTCTCCGGATTTCGGCACCCTGGATATGTGCCAAGTGACCGCCGAAAGGTGGGTGCTGAGTAAGTGACGGCTGACAAAGCACTTCACCAATTCTTCAACGGTTTCGGCATTCCTGCTTTCCCGGAGACAGCTGTCCCGGATAAGCAGGAAATGCCATATATGACATACTCGTTCGCTACGGCCATTTTCGGGGAGATGCCCGTAAATCTGACTATAAACATCTGGTACAAGACAGAATCCGAGACAATTCCCACCGCAAAGGGGGCGGAAATCGGAGAGGCAATAGGCCGAGGCGGTTGTACCGTAGATGTGGACGGCGGTTATATCTGGCTTTTGCGTGGCTCCCCCTTTATGCGAGCCGTACCGGACGAGGAAAACACAATCAAGCGGCGGGTTCTGAATATCACCGCCGAATATTTCACATAAGGAGGAAAACGAGATTGGGAAAGATGTTTACCCAGATTGCGGCTGACGCATTCAAAAGCATTCCCCGTGGTGCAGGCATGATCCTGAGCAATTTTGACCCCGCCAAACCTGCAAAGCCGCAGGACGCAGATATCCTTTTTGCGACAACCGGCGGTATCCAGGCTAGTTGTGTTGCCACCTATACCGATGATGGCGAGGATATCGACAATGTCCCCAACAACACCAAGGAACTGAAACAGCTGGACGGTTGGGAGTGCAAGATGAGTTTTACCGCCGTGACCATGACTGCCGACGGGGTAAAATTGGCTATTGGCCCCGCCACCGTAACCGGAAACAAGATTACCCCGAAGGACACCTTGGAACTGACCGATTTTACCGACACTGTCTGGTGGGTCGGAGATATGGGAGACAAGGGCATGGCGGCTATTTGCCTGAAAAATGTGCTGTCTTCCGCTGGTTTCTCCCTGCAAACCACCAAAAACGGCAAGGGTCAGGTTACGGTGGAGCTTCAGGGACATGCTTCCATCAGCAACGTAACGGAGTGCCCCATGGAATTCTACGTCAATCAGGATATTACCGCCGCATAAGGAGAACAGTATGGCAAAGTTCATTTTTGACTTACCGAACGAGCAGCTGCTTCCGGCAACCTTTTCCATTGTGGAAAAAGTTGAGGCTTTTTCCGATGTGGTAAAGGTGGATAAAGACCCGGCAGATGTGATCCCGCCCGTAACCCGGGAAGAGGGCGAAACGGATGAACAGTTCGAGGCAAGGCATAAGGAAACCGCCCATCGCAAGCGGGAGGCCACAAAAAAGTATCTGCTGAAAATGGCAAGAAAAGCCTGCCTGGAGCATCCCAAGGAAACCGCTGATTTCACGGATTCTTTTTGGTTGCCCGAAAAGGCCGGGGAAAAGGTTCCGAATGCCATTGTCACTTTCAATAAGATTCTGACCCGGGATGACGTGATGAGTTTTTTCGTTTCGCTCAGGGCGTTGGTGTAAGCGGGTACACTCTTGCCCTGGGTGCCGTAAATCCCCTACTTTGGGATAGAATCCCATTCCATGCTTTGATGCGGATGGTTTCGGAATACTGGAACCAGCGGCAGGAGGAAAAAGCATACCGTGTCTATATATCCGATGCCATTATGACGCTGTCTGAGACTGTGGCAAAAGCTGTTGGCGGCAAATACATAGGGCATCGGTATATAGATTACATCGACCCGCCGAAGCCGGAGGAAACCAGAGGCGGCGAGGAAATTATTGCAGATATCAGCACAAAACTAGAACGGATGGGAGGTGACGGCACATAGACCTTTTGGATTTAGCTATTGCCGTTATGATCCAGGATAACGCATCGGCGGGGTTGAAAAAAATCAGCAGCACCAGCGACCAAACCATGAACGATGTGGCCAAGGGCGCAGAAAAGGCCGGAGGTGCTTTTGAAAAGTTTGGGAAAGAATCTGACAAATTAGCAAACACAATTGGACAGCAAAAAATCAGGCTTGCCAAATTAAAGGATAAGTATGCCGACCTGTATCTAACGTTGGGTTCTGGTGCGCCGGAGACGCAAAAAGTAGCCGATCAGATCTCCGAGTTATCTGGGAAATTGGGCACAAATGAAAAGGCTTTGGACGAAGCCAGAGCGGCAGCAGATTCTTTTGATTCCACCATGCAGGATATTCCCGGAACCATGGACGATGCCGGAAATTCCACAAAGCAGTTTGGCGGTGTGCTGGATGAACTGATTCCGAAATTTACAAAGGCGCAGTTGATCCGGAAAGGTGCGGAAGCACTTGTAGACTTCGGCAAGGAGGCAATCAAGCAGTCCGCCGTCGCTGAAACCGCTTTTTCTAAGGTGCAAACCCTGCTGTCTGACGGAACTGACATGGATGCCTACTTCAAGACAATCAAGCAGGGGTCGATGGAAACCGGTGTGTCGCTGTCTGATTTCTCCGAGGCCGTATATCAGGCAATTTCCGCTTCTGTCGATCAGGCAGATGCCGTACAGTTCACAACTCAGGCGATCAAGCTTTCCCGTGGCGGCTTTACAGATGCGGCTACCGCTGTGGATATTTTGACCACGGCTATCAACGCCTATGGGCTGGAAGCGTCCGATGCTACGTCCATTGCGGACATGCTGATAACCACCCAGAACCTAGGCAAAACAACCGTTGACGAGCTAGCCCAGGCAATGGGTCGTGTCATTCCTACAGCAAAAGCGTTCGGCGTGGATATGGTCACGCTGAACAGTGCTTATGCAGTAATGACAAAAAACGGTATCGCAACGGCGGAAACCACGACATACCTGAGCGGTATGCTGAACGAGTTGGGCAAATCCGGAACCACCGCTTCCAACGTTCTGAAAGAAAAAACCGGAATGTCCTTTACCCAACTTATGAATTCCGGTTATTCGCTGACGGACGTTCTCACGATCCTGCAAAACGAGGCGGACAGGGCAGGAATTGCCCTGAGTGATATGTTCGGCTCCCAGGAAGCCGGAAAGGCCGCAAACGTAATTTCCAGTAATTTGGCCGATATGAACGACATCATGGGGCAGATGGCTGAATCCGCCGGTGCGGTGGAAAAGGCAAATGCTACCGTGACGGACACGGTAGAGGCCAAGTGGGAAAAGCTGAAAAACAACCTGTCTATTGCTATGACAGAAATCGGTGACGCTATGAAGCCGATTACCAGTGGCCTTCTGGATTTTGCAATAGACTTAACCGGCGATCCAGCTAGCGGGGTGCGTGAAATTGTTGAATCTGCCTCTACGGCAGACGAGGCGGCTCAAGCTGTAGAAAATCTGAAACAGCAGATTGCAGAATCTTATGAACTGGCAGGAACACCAAAGTATGATGCCCTTGTAGCTGCCCTCGCCGACGCAGAGCAAAAATACGATGAGCTTTCCAATGCCGCTACTGCGGCAGATACGGCGACGGAAAACGCCGGCCTATCAGCAGAGGAAAAAGCGCAACTGTTCACTTCGGCAACGGAGGAATATACCACCGCCGCTACTGCCCTACTTGAGCAGTATCAGGCGACTTACGAATCTACGCTGTCCAACGTGGAAGGCTGGTTCGGGCCATTTGACGCAGCAAGCACGAAAATCAAGACCAGTTTTGACGATATCCAGAAGAATATGCAGTCGCAGATTGATTTCAACAATCAGTATGCGGACAATCTGCAATATTTGGCAGACAATGGTCTTGGCAGTCTTGGAGATGCCCTGCAATCTTACGGGGCGGACGGTTCCGCTTATGCGTCTGCGATTGTGGAGAAGCTGCAAGCCGTAGGCGGTGCTACTACCGAAGAAGGGCAAAAAATTGTCGAAAGCATGACTAGCATGATGGACGGCATGAAGGAATCCCAAAGTGCCGTAGCGCAGAATTTCACCGACATGGGCGGTGAATTCCAGGCGCAAATGCAGACGCTTTCTGAGCAGTACGCCGAGGCCATTCAGGGGCTTGACAAATCCGGTGAAGCCATGGAAGCGGCCACATCCACGATTTCTAGTTTTATTTCCGGCATTGACACAAGCAAAAGTGGAATCATGAGCACCATGGGCGATATTGGAACGCAAATGACAAAGGCGTTGCAGACAAACCTTGGAGACGTCCACACTACCGTCTATGTCGAACAGGTGGTTATGGCTAGTAAAGGCCGTGCTATCGGCATGGATTATGTGCCATACAACGGTATGCCCGCAACACTCCACCGGGGTGAGGCCATTTTGAACGCCCCAGAAGCGGAGGAATGGCGCAAAGGAAAGGGACGGGGCAACAGTCAGGGTATCACCATCGTGCAGAATATCCAGTCAGTGCCGCAGACCCCTATCCAGCTGGCGGCGGCTACACAAGCCATGTTTGAGCAAGCGAGGTGGGCTATCTAGTGGGTTACAACAATTTATCGAAGACATTTGTCTATGAAAATAGTGATGGCGAAAAGGTGACGCTGGACTATGACGGCGGGTATCTTATCGGCAAGCCGACTGGCATTGATGCGGTATCCGTATCCATCAGTGAAGCCCAGGGAATCGGGCAGACCGGAACTACAATCCGGTCTGCCAATGTGCAGAGCCGCCCGGTAAATATCTCCGGAATTATTGTCGGAGGCGCACAGGCAGAAAAAAAGGAGCGTCTGCTGGAAGTGGTTCGCCCAGATTTGGGCGGGAAGCTGTTTTGCAACGACTACTATTTGGAGTGCCGCCCTACTGAAACGCCGACCATTGAGGCGAAGTCCGCAATGGCAAAATTCCAATTCTCGCTGCTTGCCCCTTACCCCTATTGGATGAAATCTGAAAATGCTTACGCCGCCCTGAGCGGTGTAGAAAAGCGTTTTAAGTTCCCATGGAATATAAGCCGACCGTATCGTTTCGGTGAGGTTGTTGTGAAGAAATTTATTTCTATCCGCAACTCCGGGCAGTTGGAAATCCCGTATACGGTTACTTTTACCGCCCTGGATGTTGTGGAAAATCCGCAAATCATCGACGCACGGACAAACAACTATCTGCTGGTGAACAAAAGCATGGTTGCCGGTGAGCGGCTTGTGGTTGAAATCACCCATGATCGGGTATACGTCACGTCATCCGTAGACGGGGAATGCCGTGGCGCTCTTGACCTTGGCTCAAAGTTCTGGCGGCTAAGGGTGGGCGATAACTCCATCAAGCCGGAAGCAACTAGTGGAAAAAACAATCTACAGGTATCCATAGACTATGCCGTGGAGAAAACGGGGGTGGCGCTGTGAGCCTGGAAATCTACCCGGCAGATTTTTCCACCAGGTACGGACTGTATGCGGCAAGCGCAATATCGATGGAGGAAGCGTACAACGATGTCGGCAAGATATCCATCATAGAACCACTTGACGATTATGCCATTGTGTCCCTAAAACCTGGGAACATCGTTTACAACACCGCACGGGGAACCACCTATGTGATTGTAAATGTGAAAAGTGACACCACGAAACAGCAGATTACCGCAAACGGTTATACTGCTGAATGGCTGCTGAATAAGCGGTGCGTTGCGAACAAGAAAAAAATCGTAACCATCGAGGAAGACACTTATAGTCTGATTTCCAGCAATCTGCGTGGACTGAGCCGGATTGACTTAGCACCCATCAAGGGTCTAACGGAGACGTTCCAAGAGGATGATCCGGAAACCGAAGATGATGACGAAAGCGTTATTTCCGACGGGCAATTGTTAGACCAAGTCACCGAGGTTCTGGCTTATGGCAAACTTGGGCGGAGAATGATTTGGAACAGCAAAGCCTTAAAATGGACGTTTGAGATTTTCAAGGGGATTGTCCGAACTGAGGGGATACATGCTGTAGCGTTTGTGGAGGAGCAGGGTACTTGCACAGACTTAGTCATCAACGAGGATGAATCCACCTTCAAAAACGTTGCCTACATCATGTACAAGTACAATGACAAGGAATACCAGACTTCCGTCGGCGAGGCAGAAGGCGACGACCGGCGGGAGCTGTGGTGCAGCAACACGGTTATTGCCGAAGAAAAGGAATCCCAAAAAGCCGTTGAAAAACGGGCAAAGGAACAAGCTTCCCTTGCCCTGGGGAAATACCTGAAACGTACAAGCTTTTCGGTGACGATTGATCCCGACGAATTCGGCGTAAAGTATGACCTGGGTGACACGGTATCTTGCGTTTCTAACCGATTCGGCGTGGCATTCCAGGCGCAGGTAACGGGGTACAAATACACTTTGGACAGCAATGGGGAAACCACCAGCATTGTTCTAGGAGAACCAACTTTGACAGCAATCGACGAGGTGATTTTGAGAAATGGAAATTAAAAGCTTCCCGAACAACAGGGACGAATTTCAAGGAGCAGAAGATGTTATGCGCTGGCTCCATGGACGTACTTCCGGTGTGTTTGGGGCAGATGGAAATTCTTCCGTCACCGCCGCCGGTGGCATGACGGTAACGGTATCTGATGGAAACGGCTGGATCACGAATGACAAGGGAGACGGCGTGTGTTGGTGGAATGATACCGAGGCAACCACGCAAAAAAAGTTGACATTGACGATTGCTCCTGCTGATTCTACGCTTAATCGGATTGACCGGGTGATAGTAGAATGGAAAACAAAAGACTATGCGGATTTGCCGGAAATCAAGATATTGCAGGGAACCCCTGCAAGCGTCCCTGTAGTACCGGCGTTAACCAATAGCACCACGGTACGGCAAATTAGCCTTGCCAGAATCTCCGTAGAAGCTGGTGCAACGCAAATCACAGCAGCAGCAATTACGGACGAACGCTTAGACACTTCCGTCTGCGGCATAGTGACCGAGAAAGTCAGCGTTGATACCGGCACCATGCAAAGCCAGTTCAATGAAATGTTGTCCGAAACAAAGGCGCAGGTTAACACCGTCCTTGACGATACCACGTCACAGGCACGGGGTGTGCTTGACGCAATCAACCAGGAGTTAACAGACCTGGAAGCCGGAACGGCGGTGGAGTTGAAGAAGCTGGTTTTTGCGAATACCACTGTCCCGGTATCGGCCTTTGTGTCTGATAACACATATCAGGATTATCCTTTCAGGGCAGCGGTGACGCTTGCGAATGTGATTGCGTCCATGATCCCAAACGTGGTGTACAGCGTTGCCGCCTTGACGGACAACAATTTTGCCCCGGTGGCAGAGTGCTACAACGGCGGTGTGTACATCTATGCTGACAGCAAGCCCACAAAGCCGGTCAAGATTGACACAATCATCTGCTGGAAGAGGTGATAGAAAACATGATTGGAATGACAAATGCTGGTGGCGGTGGAACCGGCTGTATGTTGACTGTTACCGCTCCCGCCGGTGCGGCTATCACCGTGGCGAACAAGGCGGGGAAAGTCAAAAGCAAAACTGTGGGTGCAAATGGCCTTGCGGTGTTCCGAGGCCTGACCGATGGGGAATGGACAATCACCATCACCAACGGCACGGACACGGCAACAAAAACCGTGGAGATCAAGGCGGACTACCAGGCAGCAATTTCTTTTAATACCATCCCAGATTTCACCTATACCGGAGATTTTGAGATTGTCAGTGACGATGACCAACCGATCACCGTATCCCAGGGCAACTGGAAAATCCGTTTCCTGACCTCCGGAACGCTGATTTTCACCAACCTTAACGGTGCGGAGAACGGAATTGATGTGTTCCTGGTTGGCGGCGGTGGTGGCGGAAGCCGAGCCGCTGGCGGCGGCGGATATACAAAAACCCTGAAAGCGGTAAATGTTTCCGCTGGAACTGCCTATTCAATCGTGGTTGGAGCCGGTGGAATAGCTGGCGTAGGCAACAGTAAGGCTGGCAGCTCCGGTGGCACGTCTAGCGCATTTGGTGTATCTGCTAATGGTGGGAAGGCAAATGGTACGGCCTCCTCCTACATTGGTGCTAATGGTGGCTCCGGCGGTGGCGCCGGTAGCAGCAACGGTGCGGGTGGACAAGGCGGATCAGATGGGTCGGATGGTTTCCACCGGGACGGAACGCACAGAGATTCCGGAACAGGCCAAGGCACCACTACCAGAGAGTTTGGCGAATCTGGTGGGAAACTGTATGCGGGCGGTGGTGGTGGATGCAGTACTTCATCTTTCGAAGGCGGCGAAGGCGGCGAAGGCGGCGGTGGTGCCGGTGGCAGGCCGAGTGGTGGTGCAACGTCCGGTGGAACCAATACGGGCGGCGGTGGCGGTGGTGCAGCCAATAATAAAGCTGGCGGCTCTGGCGGTTCCGGCATTGCCGTTATCCGCAACGCACGGGAGGTGGCTTAAATGGCAAAATCTATGGCAGTTGTCAATAACGGCGTTGTGACCAACATCATCTGGTGTACAGACAATACACCACAGACGGCCACTTGGCTTAACTGTGATGACCGCCCGGTTGCTATCGGTGACACCTATGCGGATGGCAAGTTCTACCGAGACGGCACGGAAGTGCTGACCCCGTTGGAGGACGCACAAGCGCAGGTGGAGAGCCTGAGTGCCCAGAACGCCGAGCTGCTAGACGCTATGGCGGCTATGGTAGAGGACATCTACAATCAAGACGTATCGGAAATTGGAGGGGAGTAACGGTATGTTTGCCGTATCCATAAATTTTTATAACTGGAGGAAATTTGTTATGTACGAAAGCATGAAGATTCTGATTGGCCGGAAGTTCTACAAGACCGCCGAGGTGGCACGGAAGAAGCTGGATGTGTTCTACGCCCGGAACCGGATTACCGATGAGGAGTACATGGAGCTGGATGACCTGGTGAATACCGTGTACGGTGGTGCGGATGAGAACGGCGGCTAAGCTGCTGTGGCTGATGGTACTGACCCCGCCCCTGCTGGTGGGGCTGTCCATCGGATTTGTGGCTTTGGCTGTGGGGAAGGAGGAACGTTATGACTGATGTCGTGACCTATGATGTGGTGCCGAGAGCCGGGGTCATCGATTTGGGGAAACAGGTCGAGGGGCTGGTTACGCGGGTTGTCCTGCCCAATATCCGGCGGGGAGAAGGTGCTGTGCAGCTGGTACACCAGAGATCCGACGACCAGAAGCCGTACCTTGTCCCAATCACCGAAGACGGAGACAAGGTCTATTGGATTGTAACTCGGTCAGATACGGCCTTCCCCGGACGGGGGCAGGCGGAATTGCAGTGGCTCGGTGAAAATGGTGCTGTGGCAAAATCTGTTACCTATCAGACCAATACCACCAGATCTATGGCAGAACCCGGCCCGGAGCCGGACGAGCCCCTGAAGCCCTACACCCAGGCCGTGGCCAAGGATGCCCAGGCGGCGAAGGATGCGGCGGCAAACGCTACAGAAGCCGCCCGGAGCGCAGAAGACAGTGCCGGACGGGCGGGGCTATCCGCTGAAAACGCCGCCAAGACGCTGAAAAAGCTGGAAGACGGAATCGCTTCCGGGGATTTTCGAGGCGAGAAAGGTGACAAGGGTGATAGGGGAGACCCCGGCGAGAAGGGAGATCGGGGCGAGGTAGGCCAAACTGGCCCCGCCGGTGACACCACCGCCGCCGATGCCGCGGCAGAAGCAGCAAGGGAAGCCGCCCAGAAAGCCCAGAAAGCGGCAGAAACGGCAGTGTTATACACCGAACAGAACCTTACTGATTCTCAGCAGGAGCAAGCTCGTGCCAATATTGGTGCAGCAGATAAAGCCCGACAAAACGTCCTTGTGGGCACTGAAACAGGCAACCCTATCTCCGTTGACGATGCTTTCTCTGCGCCCCTGTGCGGCCTGACCGTGTACGGTAAAAGCACGCAGGATGGCACCCCCAGCCCGGATAACCCGGTGCCTATCGTGAACACAGGAGATGGTGGGACGATAGTAATCACGATAAGCGATAAGCACGAAAAAACGCAGACAATCACCATTCCAACTCCAAATGGCTTACTCGGCATCCCGGTCGCGGCTGATGGAAATTACGTTGATGGCACAGGACAGCATTGGATATGCGACGAGGTGGATTTTACGAACGGCATTCGCATAAAACGCGTTTCATCTTTTGCGGTTACAGCCAGTATGGTTCGCTCCTTATCAAGTAATCTAGCCGACTATTGCGCCATTGTAACCCCACCTCCAGATTTCAAATCAATTTTTACAAATGAAAGAATCGTTTTGATGTCGAATCGTTTCCGTTTTGAAAAAAACACCAAAAATGAAGGTGTTTTATTTGGCTACAGAGATATCATTCGGCTGTATTTTGACCCTAGCAAAATTAGAACGCTAGCGGATGCGAAAGAATTCGTAACGGCAAACCACACCAACATCGCATACGAAACGGTTGATCCGATTCAAACCCCGCTCACCCCTGCCGAAATTGCCGCCTACAAAGCCATCACCGCTTACGCGCCCGACACCGTGATTCAAGCGAGCGACGGCGCAGGGTTGAAACTGGGCTATCAGAAAGACATAAACATTGCAATCAAAAAGTTGGAGGACGCAATTGCGTCTATGACTGCAACCTAAAGGAGGGAAAACATATGGCTATCAAGAGCAAAGCCCGGCATGACCTGACCCTGCGCTCCATCAAGAGAGAGCTTGCCGCCGGACGAGATGTGGCATTTTGGCTGGATAAGGCGTACACGCACTTGGACAGTGGGCTTCTGACGGAAGACGACATTGCGGAGGTGGAAGCCCTTGCACAGGCGTTTTACGATTCCCTTGATGCACTGGATGCAGAGGTGGGCGCATGACCACAAAGCAAGCCCAAAGTCTGCTGCTGTATCTGGGCTACCCGGTTGGCGCACCGGACGGGATCACCGGAAGCCAGACCCGGCAGGCCGTGAAACTTTTTCAGGCGGCTGAGGGGCTGACAGCGGACGGAGACCCCGGCCAGGATACCCAGACCGCCCTCCTGGCGGCAGTTGCGGCTGGGAGAATGTACACGCCTGCCAAAATGGAAAACGCCAAGACGGGGACGTTCTGGGACGATATACAATACTTCAGCCGTACGGAGTTCCGCTGCCAGTGCGGCGGGAAATACTGCAACGGCTTCCCGGCGGAAATGGCCGATGAAACCGTGCGGCTGG